ATTGGGATAAAGTTAATAAAAGGTTTGACAAGAAGCATTGATACTGCTAATATTATTAAGTAACACAAATTAATTAACCTTTAAGAAGAAGGAGTACCACATGAGTAAATCAAACGAACAATCTCTTGCAGTTCAGCAAGAGCAATCTGAAGAAGATAAAAACAACGCAGAAATGGCACAAGACTTTATTGAAATGGAAGGGATGAAAAAACTCGCCTATCAGCAAGAAGTTATTAATAATCTATTTGGGAGTTTCAAATGAGTAAATATAAAGATTTAAGAAAGATTGATGTATCAAAACACACAGAAAAGAAGGGGCAATTTACATATTTATCTTGGGCTTGGGGAGTGGATATATTACTGCAACATGATGAATCAGCAACATGGACTTATGCAGACCCACTTACATTACCTGATGGCAGTATGATGGTGTTTTGTGCATTAACAGCATTTGGTAAGACAATGACAGCACAATTACCTGTGCTTAATTTTAGAAACCAAGCCATTAAGAATCCTAGCACAATGGAATTAAATACAGCTATGCAAAGATGTCTAGCAAAAGCAATTTCTTTAACAGGAATTTCTCTCCATTTATATTATGGAGAGGATTTACCAGAGGGTGATGTACTAGAACGCATAGAGAATATTTATAAAGAACAAGGTATAGATGAAGCGAGAAAGTATTTTAACACTCTTGGTGGTGCAGATAGAAAATTATGCACTCCCTTCATAGAGAAAGTTAAGGAGAGCAAGTAATGGAAATTAATACTCAAGATTTATTAAAAAATTTAGAAGGTTCAGCAACTCAAGAAATTGTTAATTATGTTAGGAAGAATATATATGAGGATTTTTTAGCAAAACCACATGACAAGAATAAGTCTTTTAATATAGGCGTGTATCAAGGTATTTTAGTAGCAACAGACCTTATAAAAGAACATGAAAAAGAGCTTCTTCGCCAAGAAAGAAGAAATAAAGCATTGGAGAATAAATAATGGAACAGCGAAGTGCTGAATGGTTTGCCTTTAGACTAGGAAAGATTACAGCTTCCGCATTAACAAATGTTATGAAGCGGACAAAGTATGGTGAGAGTAAGTACAAGACTCGCTATAGGACAGAGTTAGCTATAGAAAGACTAACAGGTAAAAGAGCTAATATTGTGATACCTAACCAAGCTATGAAAGATGGTACAGAAAGAGAGCCTGATGCTAGGATTCTCTTTGAGAAGATAGCAGGGAAGAAGGTTGATGAGTGTGGAGCTTATGTCCACCCTGATATTAAGAACGCTTCAGCAAGCCCAGATGGGATGGTTGTTGGGGAAAAAGCAATACTTGAGTTAAAGTGTCCGACTATGGTAACTCATAGTCATAACTTACTCTCTTCAACTATGCCTAAAGATTATGTGTATCAAGTACAATGGCAAATAGAATGTACTAAAAGCGATTATGGTTATTTTGCAAGTTACCACCCAGATTACCCTGATGGATTAAAGTTAAAATGGATGAGGGTAGAGCGTGATGAAGAAATTATCAATGATTTAGTTAAAACTATAGGAGAGTTTGACAATGAAATAGAAGAATTAGTAACAGAACTAAAAGAAAGTAATATTCAATTTTAATAAGGAGAAATAAAAATGGCTACAGTAGGAATTTCAGCAAGTATAGATGTAAGTAAGATTGATAAAGCTAAATTAATTAAAGGAGAAAAAGGTAATTATTTAAACATTACTGCTTTTGTTAATTTAGATGAGAAAGACCAATACGATAACAATGGCATGATTACTCAATCAGTTACAAAAGAAGAAAGAGATAATGGTACTAGAGGAGTTATATTGGGCAACACTAGGGTGTTTTATACAGGAGAATCAAGTAACACTTCATCTGGAGTAAAAGTTTCTAAAGGTGAAACAGATGACTCTGAAGATATACCCTTTTAATTAAATAAATTAGAGGGTTTAAACGCCCTCTATTTAATGGAGATAAATATGAGTGAAGAAAAGATAAACCCAAGCCATTACCAATCATCTACAGGGTTAGAATGTATAGAATGTGTAGAGGCAGTTGTAGAAAATTTAATTGGGGTCGAAGCTACGGATACAGGAAATATTATGAAGTATCTCTGGCGGTGGAAAAACAAAGAAGGCTCAACAGACCTAAAAAAAGCAAGGTGGTATCTTGACCATTTAATAGCTCATGTAGATAATGATACTGATAAAATTAAGACAATGGAAGAGATTTTAATAGACCAACAATTTGATGAATTACATGACGAAGATTAAGTACGGAGAGCCATTTTTATGTCATAGTTGCAGTAGTGAAGCAATGTTTATGGATAAAGACAAAAAGTGGTGGTGTTTTTTTAATTGGAAAGATTCAAAGGAACATTATGGAATCTGCAAAGCAAATAATAATAATACCTAAAAATCCAATATGTAATGTATGTGGTAAAAGTGCTAAAATATATTTCATGAAACAATGGTGGTGTAGTTTAGATTCTAAAATAGGTTTGTTTAATACAAATGGTTATTGCAGTAAAGGGAATAAAAATGATAAATTGCCCAAAGTGTAAAGATATAAAAATGATATGGGGTGGCGACCATGACAATGATGACGAAAATGACAAGCAATATTTAATTATGTCTAACTTTAGTTGTCCCAATTGTAAAACAATAGTATATGTAAATTGGAGTGAAAAAGATGGTAAAAGAAAAGAAAGAAATAAAAAAATGGATGGAACATAAATGGATATTTGAGGGGTGGAATTACACTATGAGGTTTAATGATAAAGAGTTTAATGTTACACACGAACCAACAGGGAAAGTTATAACTAAAGGAAAATTTAAGGAGTAAATTATGTTAGCTGAATTTGTTTTAATAATAAGCATGACAGCACCATTAGAAACTTGGGAATATAAAGGTCATTTTATGAACTGTAATCAGGCAACTATTTGGCAACAAATGCACTACCCAAAAGCCAAAGCAACAAGATGTTTGCTAGAAAAATATATTGCATTACCTAAAGCAACTAAAAAAAGAACTTATGACATAAGGGATGGAAAAAATGGGAAAAGGCTCAAGTAGAAGACCAACAGACGATAAAAAGTTTGTTGATAATTATGACCGAATTTTTAACAACAAAAAGGAAAGACATGGCGATAAGTCCAACACAAAGAACACTAAAAAGACTGCGAGATAGTGGAGATTATCCATTAGTTACCATCGTAGAAAGATGGAACGCATGGGCAAAAATTCGTCAAGACCTCTTCGGCATTATAGATATTTTGGCAATAGATAGTAAGGGAAATACTGTTGGAATTCAAGTAACGACAAAAGGTAACATGGGGGCAAGAGTTAAAAAGATAGCAGACCACGAATCAACGCCTCATTTGCGTGATGCAAATTGGATAATTTTAGTTGAAGGATGGGAAAAAGAATCAAACAGGTGGAAGTCTAATATTATAGATTTATCTTAATTAAGGAGATTATTTAAATGAAAACAAGAAAGTTTACAGAAGAAGAAGAACAGGTTTTTATTGACCGAGCAAAAGATTTCATGCAAAGAAAACCAGAAGCAAGTAGAGCAAGAGTTGCAGTTTATGCAGGAGTAGGCATTGGAGTTCTTGAAAGGTTAGGGAAGAGAGATGGATTTAAATTACCTGAACCTATGACATCTAAACAAAGTAAACCTCTTAAAAAGAACTGGGGTGCTTTTTGAGGATTGCTAGATTAACACATATATTAGAGGACTGGGCTCGTTGGATGAAAACAGATTCTCATAAATTAGGTTATCCTAGCAAAACTTCTTACTTATCTTCTGGCGGAGAATCTACTTCAGATGTTTTTGAACATATGCTAAAGGAGTCAGACAATAATAATGTAAAGATACTTAATGCTTGTATAGATAGTTTACCTAAAGGACAGATACAGGCAATACATTATAAATGGCTAGGTGGTAATAAACCAATATTTTATGAAAAGAATTTAGATTTAGGAATAGATAATTTATTAACGATAGTAGGAAAAAGAATATATGCTTAATATTAAATTAGAAGAAAGAATTTTTACTCGTTCTGTTCAATTCCAACAAGAGAATGATATTGGTATGAGAGGTCATGCTGATGGAAATAAAGAAGAACAACTAACAGGAATATTAGGACAGAATATTATTTGTAATGCTTTAAATATTCCACTAATGGTTGGAGATGGTTTTGATGATGGTGTAGATATTACTTTAAATGACTCAACAATTGATATAAAAACAATGGGTAGAAATGTTTATCCAAAACCTTATTATGTAAATAATTTAATAGCAAGCCAATTAAAATACAATGTAGGTAATTATTTATTTTGTAGTTATCATAAAAAAGATAATGTCTTAACTGTTTGTGGGTGGATAGATAAAAAAGGTTTTAAAGATAAAGCTAAATTTTACAAAGAAGGAGAAGTTAGAACAAGAAGTAATGGCACTAGCTTTATTACTAAAGCAGATTTATATGAAATAGAAAATAAAGAATTAAATAATATTAGTAATTACAGGGATTTATTAGGGGTAGGTTACCCCTTACCTAGCTAATTTAAATTGCTTACAAGGCGATTGTGAAGGTCAATTTAATGGGTTTAAACGCATTAATCGTCTAAATCTTGGATATTCATGTAAATGCTATCAACAATCATTTCAACAGTAGACCCATCAGATAAAGTAATAATCATTTCAGATTCATTGCCTACTACCTCTACATTTTCTATTGTTTTGTCTATCATGTGTAGAGCAATTAAATCAACATTCATTTTAATTTTCCTTATATGGGTATAACCAAGTTGGATTTTGTTGTATTTTTTGTTTTTCTTAATTTGCTCCAGCTTTGGCAACTTTTCTCCATATATTTAATAGCACTTTTCATTGCTGTTATATCGTCCTTAAAACAACCCAATGCTTTATTACATTGGTTACATAATAACCCTCTTACCATTTTTGTTTCATGGCAATGGTCTATTACACCTTGATTGATTGCTAGATTTACATTCTTTTTAACTTTTATATTACATATATTACATTTATTATTATGACTTTTAAAAAAAGCATCTCGTTCTTTTAAGGTAAAATTGTATTGCCTTTTATAATAAGCCTCAAGATTGTATTTTTTTCTTTCAGTCTTGTTATTAGCATAAAATTCTTTATCTCTTTTTCTACAACAAGAAATACAAGTATTATTAGGAACTTTATAAAAATCATCTTTAATTTTATTACATAAATTACAAAGTTTCATCTATTAAATACCTCTAAATACTTAATTAGAGTATATCATAGTGCCTTGTTTATTAACAATTAAAGCCATTTTTTGAGGCGTTTCTTTATCTTCACAAAAAGAGATATGCACCCACCTATCATATTCCAGAATAAGTTGATTATAAGGAATAGAGGAATTAATAATAGCGAGTACAACATCATTAGGAGTTCCGAAGCGTTGGCAAGTGAAATCGCAAGCCAGTCCTTGAATGTGTGCAGAAGTCGCTTTACTACCAAGCAGTTGATTAAGAGCCAAGCAACGAAACCCGCTGCTAACACGAATAGCACCACTATTAAGAAGTTCTCTAACATTTTCCATTTCCTTTGCTGTAATTAAAAGATTAGCTAACTGCTTATCATTAGGTGTGTTGTCTATACCATGTCGTGATGCTGTTTCGCTAAATGTAAGTTCTTCAAGACTAAAGTGAGGTGTCATTAGTTAGACAATAATCCTTTAACATAATCATACAAATCTTCTGTAGATGCTTCGTATTCTAATCCAACTCCACTTCCATAATTATTTTTATAAGCGTTAGCAGAAACATCGCCACCCAATACATTATTGAATAATGCGTTTAATCCGAAAGACCTTCCTTCATTACTATCTCTAATGCTAGCACCAAGATTTTGTCCTTGTAAGCCTATCTGTTTAATTAAATCATTATCAGTCTGTGTAATATTTCCGTAAAGATTTCCTAGACCAGCTTCAGCAGTTTTCTTATTCTCTTCTATTAGTGCTTTAATGTAATCTCCATCTGGAGAATTATAACTTGCTGCAATTCTTGGAATTATTTGATTTTTATTACTTGGTAAATAGCTTGCACCAGCAGTTGCGTTTAGCCACCCACCATTGTTAAGAGAATATTGATTAGTTACATTTGCTGCTAATGCTTTAGCTTTTGGATTTAAACCAAGCTCTAAAAATCCCTTATTTTGACCTATATTATATAAATCTTCTTCTATAAATAAATCTTTAGCCATTATTTATTTAAACCATTTTTCTTTTCGTAACTTCTTAACCCACCTAGACCTAGCATACCCATAAGTACAGGTAACATAGTAGCTGTATCAGCTTGAGGTATTATTACTCCAAAAGGTGCAGCAAGTGGTGATATAAGAAAGTTTATAGCAAACCCTGCAACACACACCCATCCTACTGCTGGTCGCCATCCTGCTTGAAACCATGCACCTTTAGCATCCTCTTTGTTTACTGCTATCTGTGCTAACGCAATCTCATGTGCTTGTCTTTCTGCAAGTGTAGCTATCTCATGTGCCAGTTTATTTTTAGTATCTGCATCAGGTATAAACTTGTCTAGCAATGCTGCGACTGGTGATATAAGTGCTGCTAACATTAGTTACTCCATCCATAGATTAAGCATAAAATTAAAGGTGTTACTGGCATTACAGCTAAAAAAGCCAAAACAAATATAATTTTTTTACTAAACAATTTATTAAAAGATTTTTGTTGTTCGTTCATTAGCTAATCCAATTTCTAATAGCGATAGATATTAAGCCACCTACAAAGGAAGCTATCCCCATGCCCATCCAAAAACCACCTTTAGATTTATTAGCTAAAGCCAACATTTCTTTCATGTCTTTTTGGAGTTCGTCTTGACCTTTTTGTAATTGCTCTATTTGCTCTTTCATTTTACCAAACTCTATAGGGTTAATATCACTCATTATTTTTTCCAAAAGGTAGTGGATTTTCTAATAATGAAGAATATCCCATAAATGGCTGAATTATTGGAGATTTTTCTTGAGATAAAAGACCTTTTTCTATATTATAGAAATTTTCTTCTCGTTTTAAGCGTTCTATCACATTTTTTATTTTTCCTTTTGGTTCAATAAACGACCTGTCTAAAATTTGTTTTGTACTTATATTTTTTTCATATTTAGCTGTATCACGAATTGCTCTTAATTTCATAATTTCTTGCTTACTAAAAACAACCCCTAATTTTTTAGGATTATTTAAAATTTCAGTTAATTTATTTGTATTAATAGAATCACCAGACATAATTTTATTTTTAATTACATTAAGGTAGTTATTTTTAAAGTTTAATTTTTGACTATTTGGTAGAGAATTAAAGAATTTTGAAAGCTCACTTGGAGTTTTATTTAATACTTTAGTTTCAAAAAAATTAGGTTTAATTTCATTACCCTTACTAACAAAGTTTCTAACATCATCCTTTCCTAAAGATTGTTTAAATGCTTTGTAATCAGCTCTAACAGAATCTAATTCTTTAATAAGAAGTTTTTGTTTGTCGTTCATTATAAGTCTTTGATTTTTTATTAAAGGAGTTTCGTCTAATACATTTCTAATTTCTTTGTATGCAGCTTTTGCCCCTCCTTTTGAACCTGCTATTTCTTCACCTAATCTAGTTTTTAACATTTCTCTACTACTTAAAGTTAATTTATTTAGTCCTTGAGCAAAAGAATTTATAAGTTTTTGAGCTTCTAGTGGAGTAGCATATTGTTTAAAGGTATCTTTTAATCTAGCTGCTACTTTATTAGTAAAATATACATGGTCATATTTTAAATCTCTACCTTCTTTCATATTACTTATTCTTTTATATCTTTTTCCAAAAGAAGAGTATGTTTGGTCAATTGCATTTTTTAAAGATTTAGCTAAATCATCACTATAATCCCCTACTTCTTTTGCACTTCCTGCTCCCATATCATCAATTGTATCTCTAAATGCTTGTTTGTTTTTATCGGCTAGATTAAATAGCTCTGGGTTTTTCGTTGTTATTTTCGCTTCTCTACTTGCTATAGGTGTATTTGGATTTATTCTCCCTATTGTAGGAGTTGCTCCAGATAATTTATAATCAATTAATTTTTTAATAGCAACTGGAGATATATTAGCGTTATTTTTAACAGCTTCATTAACAAGGCTTTTTAATGACATTGCCACTTCTTCAGGCAATTCTTGTAATGTTACATTTGAGCCTTTCAATGAATTATTAATAATATCGTTAGTTTTATTAATAATTTTAGGTGTTGTTTTTGTTATATTTCCCTTTAAATTTGATAAAGAGGTTCTTAATAAGTTTTGTGTTGGTTGTCTAAATAATGTTGCAGCAATTCCTCCTGCTACTTCTTTTGCAGTATCGTATTCTGGAGGAGTGTCAATTTGTGAAGCTAATCCTGCTCCCACGCCAAATGAAGTTCCTGCAAGTAATTGTCTTCTTGGGTCTGAAAGAAACCCTTTTTTTAATCCCTTCCCAGTAGCATCTAAAACTTGCCCTAATCTTGTGTCAGGAACCTTTAATAAAGGTTTTGGAGCTTTTAGTAATCCACCTGATTTAAGAAGTGCGTTTGTTCCAATGTTAGCAGCTTTAGCAACCCCTAATGGCATAGCTGTATAAGTTAATGCTCTTGATGGATATGAAACAAATTTTTCCATTTCTGTTTCTGGTTTATTTTGATATATACTTGGGAATGCTTCTGGCAATGTTCTACCATCTCCCACACCTATTTTCTCTAACACAGATGATACAGCGTTATATGGAAGCTCATAAGGCTCTGCTACATACCTTGCTCCAAGACCTAATTGCCTGTTAAACTTTTCCACAGGTGTTTTTGTATTCTTTTTTATTTTCATTTTAGAATACATATCAGTAAATAACTGTATTCCTTCAGCATTTTTTTGCTTAATAGATAGCCCTAGCCCTTCTTCAACTTCTTCTAATGTCATGTTTTCCAATTTTAATTCCTTAACTGTTTAAGAAGTTCAAAGGCTTTTATCTGTAATGATTCTATTCGTTGCTCTACTGGAGCTAAATCATTATCTACTTCTACAGACTCTCCTGTTATTGGGTCAAATCCACCCCTCATCAAGGCTTCTTCAAGAGTATCTGCATAATCTCCATCAGAGCCAAAACTTTTATAAAGATGAGCTGCGGAAGGTAGATTACTTTTTTTAAATTCAGCTTGTCCGTAATCTGCAATATAAACTCCATTATAATAATCTGAAACTTCTTTAGATTTTTGGTATAGGTCTTTTAATGCTACATACATATTTCCACCAGAACCAGTTATGTCAAGAAATTGCTCCATATTTTGAAACATTGCAACCTCTTTGTCAGATACATTACCTACAGCACCACCAGTTTTGTTTGCATTTCTCATTGCAGTAATACCAGCAGTAAATTGTTTTGCTTTTAATGTTTCTATAAAGTTTTTAACATCTTGTGCATCTCCACCAAATTCAGCAAACCAACCAGCAGTCATTTCATTAAATTTAACTCTAAATCTACCGCCAGTAGTAAATAACTTTTTAAGAGTTTCTGGTTTACTCATTATCTTTTCAATATTTCTTTGTAAATCTTTATTTGCAGCTATACCAAACCGAAGAATTTTTTGGTCAGATACTTTATCATTTGAAATCTCATTATATTTTTTTAAATATTGGTCTTTATTCATAGCTGGATTGTGCATAAGAATTTCTCTTCTGCCTAGATTGTTAAATTCATCTCTAGTATATCTTTCCCCACCCATACCATGATATATATCTTTTCCATCAACCTGTTTAAACCCAACAAATTTTTCATTTTGAGAATAATTATTTTTATTATTATATTCTTCAGTGAAATTTCTATTGTTGTTTTTATTTAATTTATTATTATTTATTAAACTTTTTGCAAATTCTAATTTTCCTGTTACATAATTAGGATTGTAATTAGATGGGTCGGCTGCTTGTTTTGCTTGTTCTAACACATTATGCCTGTCTGCTGCTTCTTGTGGCATAGTTAAATTATACTCACGAATAATATTTACTTTATCTTCTGGTATTTGAAACCTATTTGGTACACCTATAGACTCATAAAATATCCTGTCTTGTTGAGTAATTGGGCGATTGTTATAAAAAGCCTTTGGTCCAACTGTAGCTAGTTCATATTGTTCATGTTCTGGAAGTGTTTTAATTAATCTTTTAATTCCATCTATTTGAGTGTCTGAAAGTATACTTTTATTTTTTGCTTCAGATGTTTCATAACCTAACTTTTTTGACTTTAAAGGAGCATCTGCTTCTGCATACTCATTAAGCCTAATATCTTGATTCAGCTTTCTATTTTTTAATGTTTGAGTAAGTATCTCTTGCTGGGTCATATAACCTTTTGTTTCTTTATCTATAACCCCTTGTCTACCAACTTTTGCACCTACTGCCATTTCTAAAGCAATTTGTGCGGCACTTTTTCTTCCATATCCTGTTATAAGTGGAGCTAATGCCCCAAAACCTGCGGCTACATTTTTTTGTGAATCCATATTAGGATTATCTAATAAAGCATTAACAGGACTAGCTGTTACGCCTAACATTTTATCTAAATCAAAATCATAGTCTAGTAATGATGCCATATTTATACTGTCCTTCTTACATTAAGTATTGGTTGTTTCATTCTAACAAATGGGCTTCTTGACACGCTTCCACCACCAGAACGAGGAGGAGCTGTATTTGATGATGTACCTTTATCACCAAAAGCAGTTAAACCTAAAGCTGCCATTTGAATTGGATTTTCTGATGCGTAACTCATAACACTATCAAAGGCTTTCTCATATAGAGGTTTTTCATAACCACCTTGTGCCAGTTTTAAATCACTTGGAGTTGATTTTGTTATTTGGTCGGTATTAAAATTTGCACCTATATTAGTATTAGTTTTATTAGCAACGCCATCAGTATATCCATGAGTAAGTTGTCTTTGCATCCCCATTTCATCTGCATAATTTAATTGTTGAGGAGTTCCAAAGTTACCTTGACTAATATCTGGAGTTGTATCTAAAAATGTTTGTTGAGCTGACATATTTGGACCAATACCTTTTGTTCCATTTAGTTGAGAATTTCCAAAATTACTTGTTGTTCCATAATCATTTCCAAAAGGAACATAACTGTTATTAACAACTTGAGATGTTTCTGGAATAGCACTAGAAAAAGAACTTCCTAATGTTTCTGGAATAGCATAAGCATTTATATTACCAGTAGCGTTACCTAATAATGCTTGTGGGTATGATGTTTGTGCTGCACCGCCTATAAAACCAGCAGTTCCTGAACCAACACTTGAACCTAAAGCTCCACCTGAACCACTCAAAAGAGCAGAACCTCCACCTAAAGAGTTTACTGCGGCAGTAGAAGCTCCAGCAGCAGTTCCACCTTGTATTGCACTACCTAGTGCTCCTCCAGCTCCGCCTAAAGCCCCACCTAAAAAAGCCCCTTTAAACATATTCTCGCCTTGCAATTTTGCACTTAAAGCACCAATTCCAGCACCAACCATCATTCCAGTAGCCATTATTTACCACCTCCAGATGATGTTGAGGTGCTGTTAATAGGGGCAGGAGCACCATAAGCTGCTGCTAAATAACTTTCTAGTTTTGAATAAGGAGCATTTTGACCATATTCAAATCTACCAATATCTGCATTTAGTGCTTCTTTTCCATAAGCCTCTTGTGTTTGTCCAATTTTAGCTAATTGATTAATGTCTTGATAATCTCCCATAGCCATTTGTGGGGCATTAGCTATTGCTTGATTTTGATATCCTCTTTCAGCACCATAGTTATTAAAGGCAAGTTCTGCTGCTCTACCTGATAATGAGTCTGCTAAATTAGATGATGCTGTACTTGCTAATTGGTCCATTGCTGATGAACCATATCTACCTGCTTGAGAGGATGTACTTGTCACATCTCTAATTGCTTTGTTAAATTCTGTTACAGCAGGTTTAGCTGCATTAGCCATCATAGCTGAAAAATAAGGATTTCCTGCTGATAATCTATCGCCTTGTATTGTATTTAATGCTTGAGCTTGAGCTGCTGGAATTAATGGACTTCCAGCTCTTGCTCTTGCTTCTGCTGCTGCTAAAGCTGATGTTGTTTGAGATGAAGGGTCTACATAAGTTTGTCCAGGATAATATTCTGGACCATCTGCTTGATATAATCCTTTAGCTTCATCTAACCCATAAGTAATATAAGGTAATATTGCAGGGTCAATATTTTGTGTAGTTTCTGTAGTTTGTCCACCACCACCACCTTTATATTCTCTTAATCCAGTTATAGTATTTAAAGTCCCAGAACCGCCAATAGATATTAATAAGTTAGATTCTTTTTTATTAATATGTGCAAGTTCTGTATCTCCATCACTTCCTAAAGATGCAATATCTTTGTAAAGTAATTTTAATAACCATATTTTAAATGTGGTTGGTAAAAATTTCATAGTTTAAGCTCCATAAGTGTGTATTTCTTTTTATAACCATATAGTCTTGACCAAAGTCTAGCTATACTTTCAAATTTAGTAGCACCCTGTATTGCAGTTCCACCATTATGCTTGACCCAACTTTTAAATTGTTCAAACCCCTGTTTTGTAATAGCACCACTCTCTTTTCTAGTGCCAATATAAGTAATGTAAGCAATTCTTGCATTAGGGTACATCACCCATTGTACAGTCAAAGCACAATAGCACTCCTTATCTTTCATCAAAAGCAGTAATTGCTGTTGTCCTTGTGCTACTGTTAGTTTAAGTGTATCAGCAGTAAACTCATCATTACCCTTATCTAAAGCTCTTTGTAGTAATGGTTCAGCTAAATGCCAATACTGTTGTATATGATTTGTTGGTACGATATATAATTTCATAGTGCAATAATATCATTTATCCTACTATAATATAATCAAAGTTTAAATCTGCACTTGCTACACTTGTATGAGTTATTACTGCACTTCCTTTAGCTTTAGTAGAAATATAAGGATTTTGTGCTGCTGCGTTTGCAGTTAATGCTGATAATAAAATAACACTATCAAAGCCTAATCTTTCATCAGTAATAGTTGTAGTTGTATTAGAGGCTCTTAAAGTAACAGAGCCTGTATTGTTTGTTTTTCCTGCCATAGAATTATTTAAAACTTCTGCAACTGCTCTAGGCTCTCCACCTTGATAAGGCAAGGTTCTATACATTATCTAGTGCCTTTTTTAAAATTATCTAATAAACCTTTTTGTTTAGCATAAGATGTATAAGTCATCATAGGTTCATTTATAACCATAGCACGATTTTTTTCTATTGCTTCTTTAGCTAATCTAACAGTATCTTCATAAGATTGACTTTGCTCACCTATGTTTATTCCAATTGCATTATTATATAAATCCATTTTTTTTTCTTCTTCAGTTTGCAACGGATGTGCTGCACCTAATATTCCTAAAGGTAATTTTACATTTTCGTGATAATCACTAACCATTTGAGATATTGTTGGATTTGTTTTTCTTGCCATTTCTGCTGTCCATAATAAATGCCTGTAAGCATCTGCTTCATTATTTACATTTACACCAGTTTGACTTCCATAAGTATCAACAGCTTCATTTATATATTGATTCCCATGTATTGTTTGTGCATAATCTTTTAACTTATTAAACCAATCCATTATCTAGTGCCTTGTGGCTTAAAGTCTACATCTATAGCCATAGCATTTGTCCATGAGCCTGTAGGTTTAACAGATACCCTGTGATATCTACCACCAGTTCTTACATTAGCTCTACCTTCTGATGTTGTAGATACTGTAGCACCAAAAATAATAGAATCATCTAATTCTCTGCGACTAGCAACTGCTATATCTGCACTTCCATTATCTATCTGTGGTCTTATTAAATTAATTACAGAATTGTACCCATCTTCTAAATCAGTAGTAACTAATTCAGAGTTATATGTTGAGCCTGTAAATGTAGATATTTTTGTATCTGTAGCACCAGCAAATAAGAATTTACCACCTACCCAAAGTCGTGCATCTAAACTTGCTGGCATAACATCTATGTCGGTGTACCCTAGAGTACCTAATCCTTCTAAAGTCGTTCCTATGGTCGCTATATTGCCTAAAACATTAGCTGTGGTTTCTACTCTTGACCATTTACCTAATGTCCAATTATAAACCAACATACTTCTTCCACCAGCTACATTAGCATAATTCCATATTGCAATATTTAATGCAGGGTTTATAGAAGCACTCATGTTATCTAGTAATGACAAATCAACATCATCAAAAAACCACCTGTCTATTTTTTCATTTCCAATAGGAGTTACTTGACTACCATCACAACTATAAAATCCATCATCACTTAAAAAGAATGACACTTGATTATATTGGCAAATAGAATTTCCGTTTAAACAACCTAATCCTCTTGAGATATTGTCAAATTGGAAGAATAATGGTGAGCCTACATAAGACATTAATTGAATTGATTTTTCTAAAAATACTAAACCAAATTCTCCACCTGTAAGACCTACAACATTACCACCATCTGCGATTACTTGTAAATCTGATTGTGATGTAGAGCCTGCTGCCCAATCAGTTTCATCATTGATATCTGACCATCTTACTGTAGAGCGACCTAAAGCTCCTGTTGCTAAACTTCCTGTTACTACAAAATCCCTTACTACTGTTATTTGTTTTGCTGTAGGAGAAGTTGCTACATCTGCCCATACAGTTGAAGTTCCTATAGTCCAGTATTGAATTTTAGCTGTACCATTTACAGCAAGAACTGTTTTACCAAATTGAGTAAATTTCCAAGCAAATGCACTTGTATATCCACCTGATTTAGATTTATCTTCTAATGCTTCTGTAGATGAATTAAACTTAAATAATTTAGTAGCTCCACCTGCAAATAATACTACTTCTGTATCATATTTTGCTACATAAACAGAGTTTAAATTTTCAGATGCTGCACCACTAAAATCTTCTGCATTAGGAAAGGGTTGATAGCCAATAGATACTGGTGTTACATTTTTAGCTTCATTTAATGCACCTGAATTATCAGGTTGGTCTGGTAGCCAATCTGTAAACTGCACTCTTTTAGTTGCCATTAATTAACCTCTGGACCTGTTATTGTTCCTGCTACTGTTTTTGTTGTATAAGATATTCCATCTATTGCATTACCTGCTACACCACCTAAATTAGTTCCATCAAAGTCTGGTGCTGGCTCTCCTCTTGAACCTGCTGTTCCTAAATTACCACCTGCTCCACCTACAGAACCTATTTGTTGTTCGCTAGATGCTGGAGATGAGCAATAACCTACACCTGCTCCACCATTTGTTGCTGTTCCATCTACTCCAGTTGTAGAGCAAAGATTATCTGGTATACCTGGTCCACCTGCTCCGACTATAGCTCCTGCACCACCACCACCTGCTCCAGTAAAATCATCAAACGCTTGACCAGAACGATTAGTTCTTCCACCTCCACCTCCACCACCACCACCAGAAGCAATAGTTCCGTTATTGGTAAGTTTTAAAGTGTTTCTTGTGTACAAAGCTGCTCCACCAGGAAGTCCAAACTTTGCTGCTGGACCTGTTCCTGCAACTCTTCCACCACCTGCTCCACCTGCTCCAATAATACTTCCATTGTTTACTAAATAAATAACAGAGCCAGTAGCAAATCCAGATATAGAAAAAGCTGGATTAGATGTGCTTGTGCTTGATAATGTAACGCCTGAATTAATTTCTATTCTTGCTGTTATTGGTGTTGTAGGACTACCTAAAGATGTAAATAAATTAAAATCTGTAGTGCTACTAGATACAGCTAAAGTTGTAAGCATTTGATACCATACCCCACCTTGCCTTACCCAAATTTGATTAGCTTCTTCCCATGCTCCAGAGTCTTTTACATAAATATGAGATGGTACTACCCATGAGCCAGAATTTTTTACAGATATAGTCATTAAATCTGATACCAGATATCGCCATCAGAGCCACCAGATGGAGCAGAACTAGATATTGTTTTTGCTCCTGTTGCGTTAGTTCCTGGAGTTAGTGCATTTATAGTTGTGCCTGTAATTGTTCCACCAGTAATATTAACTGAATTAGATGCTTGAGTTGCCATAGTTCCTAAACTTTGTGCAGTATTAGCAGTTGCTACAAAAGCTGTAGTAGCTAATTGAGTAGTATTAGTTCCAGCAGAAGCAGTTGGTCCAGTAGGAACACCTGTTAAAGTAGTTGTGCCATCTACAGTTAAATTACCACCGACTACAAAATTATCATTATCGTAACCTGTTTGTTGGTCTTTAACTTGAGCCATTATTTCTCTAATAGCATTATTAATTGTTGCTGGTGGGCATCCTTCATTAATATTTATTCCACCTACATCCGTATTTGAACCTGGTGTTGATGACCATTCACTTATTTTATCTCTACTCATATTATCCTATCCTTAACCAAATGTTTGAAGTTACTGGAACAACTGTCCAATTATTACCCTGAATATGTCCATCTGCTGTTAAATTACCTGTGCCTGAAATAGCTCCAGATGCTGAATAAGTTACTCCAGCTAATGCTGTTAATGTTGCTGTACTTAATATACTTGCATCTGCTGAATTTACTAAACCAGCTAATACAGTAAATGTTGCTTTTGCATCTATTGCAGCTACACCAAGAATTATTTGTCCAGAAGATATAACTGTAACTGTAGCAGTTCCATTAACTGTGGCACTTCCTGTAACCAATTGTCCAAGTGTTATTGCTTCTAATAAAGCTGTACCACTTACACTTGCATTGCCTGATATTATTTGACCAGCACTTATTGCAGTTAAAGTTCCTGAACCTGTAATGCTTCCAGTACCTAAAACTATTTGTCCATTAGTTATTGCAATTACATTTGCAGTTCCAGATATAGATGCAGTTCCTTCAAACCTACTAGTTCCTAAAGAACTATATGCTGTTTCTGAAAAGGCAGTTATACCAAACATTATTTATCCCTCAATCGCTGCGTTTACTTCCGTCATGTCTTCATCTGTCCAATAGTCTTTAGCAACCATAATTTCAAGATGTCTTACATTTTGTTCTATTACATGGTTTACTTGTTCTGCTTCCATATCATCTGGATGATTTCCAGCTCTAAAGTTATTAATTAATTCTACTGAATGACCCATAGATTCATAGTGCTTTGCTATTTTTTCTTCTTCTGTTAATACAGGTGGTTTAAACATTATTTACTCTCCAATTCTTTTACTTTAGCTGAAAGTTCTTGTACTGCTTTAACAAGTACAGGGATTAAATTACCATACTTTGCTTCTAGTTTTTCAGGATTATTTTCATATACTAAATCAAGAACATCATTGTTTCCGTCTGCTGCTTCTAGTAATTCTTGAGCAATGAAACCTAACCTTGTCTCTCCATCATTAGCTACTTTACCATCTCTTGATTCCCATTTAAATTGTCTAGGTTTAAGTGTATCAACAAAGTCTAATCCATAAGGTGAGTTTACAATATCTGTTTTATCTCTTGCATCTGATAGAGCAGAAATAGATGTTTGCTGACATCTTAAAGTACCAACAGCACTATTACCTAAAGTCATTTCATTAGATACTGTAGCTGATGATGGAACAGCAGCGTAACCTAGAAAAGTATTATTAGAGCCAGTAGTCATTACTTGACCTGATTCATGACCAACGGCTGTGTTTCTAAATCCTGTATTTATTGCTGTCATTGTTGCATTACCAAATCCAGCATTGTCATATCCTGTAGTAACATTATATAAAGCATTAGCACCAAAGGCATCATTAGCATTACCTGTAGTTAAATACATAAGGTTTTGTGTACCAAAAGTATTAGTGCCATCAGGTGTTGTGGCAATAGCCATTGAATTATAGCCATGATTATTATTATTAACACCTTCAGTAATGTTTGGTCCAGAATTATTCCCAATAAGAGTATTATTTAACATTGAGGTTGCATCAAATCCAGTATCTTTACCAATTAAAACATTATCATTACCTGTCATTGTCCCACCACCACCAGCACCTCTACCAATAGCTATGAGTCTTTCTGCCGATGTAGCAAATAAACCTGCTTGACTACCTATTATTACACTATAACCAGCAGTATGTTTTTGTCCTGCTTCTGCACCAATAATAGTATTATGTAAAGAACCTGTTTGTTCATCACCAGCTTCATTACCAATCATTACGTTAGAGCCACCAGTTGTTAAAGCAAGCCCTGCTTTATGCCCTACTAAAGTATTATAAGCACCAGAGGTCATAACTAGACCTGCTGTATAGCCTAATCCTGTATTACCTGCTCCTGTTAGAACGCCAGCACCTAAAGCTTCTCTACCCATTGCAACTGTTGTAGATGCAGATGTAGCTAGTTGCATAGCTCGATAACCTACTCCTGTATTATCAGAGCCTACTGTTGCTTTTAAAGAGTCTCCACCAACTGCTGTATTAGTAGCTCCTGTAAGGGTAGAAGAAAGAGCTGATGTTCCAATAGCTGTATTACCAAGAGCTGTAGTATTCCTTAATAAAGAGTTTCTACCTATGGCTACATTTTGAGACCCTTCTGTATTATCTGTTAAAGCATCTTTACCAATAGCTACATTTAATGACCCAGTTGTATTAGCATCTAATGCTCCTACTCCAAGAACTGTATTTGTTGCTACTGAATTAGCTCCTTTACCAACTGTAAGGTCATTAACTACAATATCTGTTGAGAATGGTGTTCCTGATGCTGCTGCCCAAGTTAGTCCACCAGTATCTCCACTTTGTGCAGAAAGAAAATAACCATTTGTAGGTGCGTTACTTACTTTAAGGTTAGCTTCATCAACTATGTTGTCTGTAATAGTAAGAGCAGTTGCTCCTGTTACTTCTCCTGAATGAGTAGCATTAGTTACCTTTGCAGTATTAGCAGTTATTTCTGAATTGATTGCGTTAGCTAATTTATCAGCAGTAACTGCATCATTAACAATGTTTGCTGTAGCGACTACATCGGCATCATTAATAACAGTACCATTTAGAGTTACAGCTTTTTCGGCAGGATAGGTACAAAATACATCACTTGTTCCTGATAATGTGAGTGCTGAACCAGAATTACTAGATTCAAGTATTGTAGTTCTTGATAAAGTTGTGCCTGATGAAGTGTAAGTTCCTAGACCTACTTCCCAAGCATCCCCATTAATAATAGCGTAATAAGTAGTGTTACCATTTCCAATTACAGAAAATGCTTGAAAGCCATCTTCTGCTCCTGCTAATGTAACTGTACCTGTGCCACTAGTAGTGGTCGTTTCCTTTACCCTATCTTTGACGATAAGAGCCATGTGTTATTCCTCTATGCTAATGTTACTGTTAAATTACCTGATGTGATTTTAAAAATATCCCCAGAGTCGATTGTTTTGGCTGCATCTAAAGCTGTGTGGTAAAGCATGTTTCCACCAGAAAGTGAATCCCATAAACCAATCCATCCTACTGTTCCCCAACTTGCTGTTGCAGTTGGAAATGTTGCATCTGCATCAGAAGCTACAGAACCAGATGTGCCAGAAGCTGTTGCAAAGGAAGAAGTTACTCTAGCGTATGAACCACCAGAAACTTCTGTGCCAGTTCCAGCATCTGTTGGGTTTGCTGTGTGTAAAGAAATGTAAGGGTTATTTACTGCTGTAAAAGCTACCCCATTTAATGTTTCGTTTAGAAGTTTGACTTCCAAATAATCTGACATATCTGCCATAGTAAATTACCTCGTAGTTGTTGTTATAGACATTGGATGAGCAGGAAATTCCCCCTCATCATCTGATTTAGTTAAAGCATTAACACCTCTGTCGTACATTGCTGACCAAGTTGCTAATCTCTCGTCATTCATCAAGAATGGTTCTGCTTCACCAAGTGCTGCATAAAGCAGTAAATCAGGTGTATTTGCTAACCAAAGGTTTGATGAAACTGTTGAACTCATATATGGTGGCTTCACATAATAGAGCATTTGTATTGTATCTGTTGAAGAACCAATCGGAGCAAATCTAAACTCGCTACCTAATGCAGTATAAAAAGTAGGTAACCCTGATGTTAATGCTCTTGTATTCCTAAAAAAATTACTAGGAGATTGAAAGGTAACAGTTTGTATAGGGTTGCTAGAAGATATATGTATATCTTTCATACCTAAAAAATCTGCTGGTATCTCCACTGTTCCATCAGTTGATGTAATAGTAGTATTTGCTATTTGCAACATCTGTCTTATACGCAAATCTCTAGCTAATCTATCTTCTGCCAATCTAATAAATTCAGGAATAGAATTAGTTAAATCACTACGAGCTAAATAATTAGCTATAGTAGCTTGTAGCGTTGTGTAATCAGTAAAAAATGCCATTTATACTTTTCCTGGTTTTGTTCTAAAAAATCTATTGTCAGGGTCATTAAGCCAATGTTTAAACTTTGGCATATCTAATACATGAAACCCTCTCATGATTCCTTGTTGGTTTAATTTATCAATAACAGTTAGTGGAATGGATGCAATTTTATTATCAAAAACATCTCCGCCTCCCCAAGTTGTTGATGCGTTATTAAATTCGTGTTTGTTTTGTTCTACAATATCAGAAACATTTTGAACAACTTCAACAACTGCTCCTTTGTCTGTTTTGTGTTTTTTAAATTCTCTCATTTTTTATCCTTAATAATACTGCCCACCGAAGTGGGCAACATTAACAAATACTATATATTAAGTATTTTTGATATCAGCAACGATGCCATGTGCTTTTTGGTTAGATACTTGCAGAGTGTACTCTGAAAGCATTTGATGTTTTTCACTATCACCATCTTTAGCTAACAAGTTAGACTGGAATGGTCTTAATGTTGCAATTGATAGCATAGTTGGGTCAAGCACAAACGCTTGGTCACCAGTTGTTGGTGTTGTTGAATCATAGTCCATTGTTAAAAATCTATCAGGAACTACAGATAATGTTCCAAAGTCTGATAAATAAACATCTGCTGCACCCATAATAGTAGTTTGGCTACCATTTGTAGGAGCTTCATAACGCTGTGCTGCAATACCAGCAAAGCCAGATACTACTTGTTTCAAGAATGGTGAAACAACCAACATAGTTGGGTTACCACCATTTTCAAAGCATGATTTAACTGTTGCTTTTAATGCTGCTTCTGTAAATGCTACAGTAGCTTGAGCTGCTGTTGATGGAGTACGAGCTGTTGTACCATTACCATTTGTAGGAGCTGCTGCTGTTGAACCAGTAGCTATTGAAGAATAGTTGGTTAATAACCATGTTTGTATAGAAGCAAGAAGTCTAGCTGCTGATGAACTACCAGTAACCGCTATCTGATTTCCCATGATTGTTTTTTCCATATCTCGTTTTAGCTCTTGTCCTGCTTTAGCTAATTGGTAAGCTGTTTCTGTCTTACGACCAGCTTTATCAACTGCATCAAGAGTGCCAGAGATGTGTACTGTTTTACCTTGAATTTGTGTTCTGTTACCTACACGAACTGTAGGGCTATCAGAAGCACCGCCTGCTGCATCTCCTTCTTTTAAACCTGCTGCTGAAGCTGCTGCTAGGTCATCAGTCTGCCATTCATGATATACCGCTGTTGCTTTTGTTTTACCAATAGATGAAACTACTGGTGTTTCGGTTGGTGCAATGTTGTAGATTGTATTACTTAAATCTTCCCTTTGCCCAACCGCTGTAAACGTTCTAAATTCTGCCATTGTTATTTTTCCTTACATTAAGTTTTCAAAAATAGCTGCTGCATCTCTGGCTGAACCAGTTTGCTGCAACCTTTGCATTTGTTTTTTAGTTCTATCTGTTACATTTTGTTTTACTTTTGCTCCACCCTTCACCATTTTTGGTGCGTTTGCGACTTTCTTTTTTACACCTGATTTAGATGCTTGAAGTTTATCCCATTGTGCAGCTTTATGTAAAACTAGAACATGGCGTGAATCATAGACTTGAGATAACTCATTATCTGTGAAACCAACCTTTTTCCCATAGCTACGAATATCATTTCTGATTTGTTCGCCTTTGGTTTTGTCTGAAAACTCTGGCAAGGATTGTGTCAGCTTTTGTGCTTCGCCTTCTACATACTTCTGCATATTTGCTTCTTTATCCGAGTTTTGCTCTTGAGCAATTCGTTGTCTTTCAGCATTTACTTGTTGTAGTTGGTCTTTTTTCTCGGTCATTTCTGCGACCTTAACTGCATATCCTATTGGGTCGTTCTCTTTCATAGTAGCTAAATCTTCTG